TCAAATACTGTTTTTGGCGACCCTTGCTCTGGCATCGGGAAAAGACTTCAAATCATTTTGCATTACTCACCAGTAACACCAGCGCCCGAGCCTTCATCAATCTGCCCACCTAGCAATTTAACAATTAGTGATGATGGCAGTTTGCTAACACTTAATTGGTCTGCACCTAGTTGCGGAAATGTTCAACCAGAGAGATATGCAATTGCTTTTAACGCATCTGGAGGTGGATGGGGAATCGCAACAGGCAATGTTGGAGATGCCCAAGCCTTAAACACAACAATTACTATCGGTCACGATTTACTTTACGGATTAAGACCCGCTGGAACCGAATGGACATTTTCAATTCGCTCCGACAATGACACCTTGAGTATGTATTCCTCTAATTCAAATCTGGTGACAATGGTGGTTGGCTCAGTTCCCGAGCCTTCTCCTTCGCCTTCTCCAAGCGAGACAGCGACTCCGACTCCCGAACCTTCTCCAAGTCCAGCGGTTCAAGAACCTCAACCGACTCCTCAACCGACACCAGTTGTTTCCCCCAGTTCGGAACCGTCTCCCAGCCCGAATACTCCGATGCCTTCACCAACATCGGAATCACCTTCGACAGAGACTCCAGCCCCTCAACCTTCCGTAACTCCGACTCCTCAACCGCAACCGAGCCAGGAACCTTCGCAGTCCACACCTGAACCCACACCTTTGCCATCGCCTATTCCTCCTGCCGTTGAACCAACACCAATTGCAATTCCTGACCCGCCGCCATTACCAGAACCCGACCCTACTCCATTGCCCGATGTCGCCCCGACTCCCGATGAAATTCCCATTCCCGAGCCTGAGCCAGAACCATTGCCGAGCGAGCCTGAACCAATTCCTGTTGAGCCAGAGCCAATTCTTGAGCCAGAGCCTCCAGTTGAGCCTCCAGTCGAAGCATTAGAACCGCCTGATGTAGCGCCCGAACCAGAACCAGAACCAGTAGACCTACCACCGACAATAGAAGAGCCGTCTCCTGAACCATTAGAAACCTCCGAGGTTATTGACGATGTTTTATCGGATGGAAAGATTACACCCGCTGATGCTGAAGCGGTAGTTGATTCATTGATGGAAGATGGAGAAGTTACCGAAGCCGAAGCGACTGAGTTAATCGAAACTCTTTCAGATGGTGGCGCTTTATCTGGAGCCGAAGAAGATTTAATTCTTGATGCTCTTTCAGCCGATGGCGAGATTACCCAAGACGAGGTAAACAATCTTTCAGAAACTCTCTCTGGAGACGGAACATTTACTGAATCAGAAAAAGAACTTGTAGCCGAAGCGATTATTGCTCAATTTGATGGCGCTCCAGTTACAGCCGCGGCAATCGCTGAAGCGGGAATTGATTACGAGAATCTGCCACCCGAGACTCCAGTTGAAACCCGCGTTGATGAAAGCGGAGAACCAATTGTCGTCATAGCCGAAATTGCAGATGCCCTTGAGTTGGTAGCAAACCCAGCCGAATTAGTAGGGGCAATTTTTACCGACCCTGCTAAGGCACTTATGGCGCTGGGAAATATAGGGGCAGATATGTCCACAACAGAACGCGAAGAATCACAAACAGTTGTTGTTGCCTCGGTCATCGTGGGAGCAATCGCATCACTATCTATAAGGAGAATGTAAATGAAGAACTTCTTCAATGACCTAATCGGTCAGTTATTCACCATGCTTGGATTTTTTATTGCATGGGTAACCATTGATGGGTCTGCTAAATCCGCAGTTGCCTACGCAACGGCATGGTGCCTCGGCATCTGGATTTTGACCTATCCACTACGCAGAAAAAAGGATGAAGAATGAAAAATGTAAACAATATCGTGATGCGGATTCTTTCCGTATTTGCCGCATCTGGTCTATCGGTCATCGGAGCAGGGTCGCTCTTTGGGCTTGAGCCTCTGACAGCCGCGCTTATGGCTGGCTTGCTCGGAGTTGCCACCGTGGTCGAATCTCTGGCTCGCTCATTCCTAGATGACGGCAAACTGACCACCGCAGAGGTCAATGAAGCCTTCAGTAAGGTAGACAAGAAAAAGGCTTAAACACGCCGATGGGGGATAAATGGATGGATTTGTATATCTAACCCCCATAGGGTAAACTGGAGTTGTCAAAGAGAGAGGACAACAATGGTTACCAAAGAGTTTGCAGTCAAGATTGATACAGAACTATCTGAGTTGCATTTCAAGCGTTTCAATTTGTTGTTCGATTTAGAAAGTGCAATTGATACAAAAGAGTTCTACGAAAAGCATTACCCAACCCGTATTGAAGAAATTGCAAAACAAGAGGGCAAGATTGAATCTGCAAGAAAAAAGATTTTTGAAGTAGGTTCCCAGATTCTTGACCTCAATGAGATTTATGACCAAGACCCATGGACACGCGCTTTCTTGGTAATCAATAGCAATGGTCATGTTCACAAATCACAGGATTGCAACACTTGTTTTCCGACCACTCGTTTTCAATGGTTGGTTCAATACAGCAATGACGATGAGAACATAATTGTTGAAGATGCTGGTCAAGACGCTTGCACAGTTTGTTATCCATCTGCTCCAGCCGATGTCTTGAATCGCCCAAGCCGAATCGTTACAGCCGACAAAATTGCCAAGGCTGAAGCAAAGGCAGAGCGTGATGCAAAGAAGGCGGCTCGAATTGCCAAAGAGAAGGCAAACGCTCCAACAGCATCAGGCAAATTCTTGACCTACAAAGAGGGCAAGTGGACAAGAGAAATCAAGACAGAGCGTTCAGCGATTACTGAATGGTTTAGCCAATACTCAGATTCTCAGCGCGAAATCGTTACAGAATATTACGATGGCAAGCCACACACAGAGGAAAGTATTCAAGAGCAAAAGAATCGCAGAGCCTTCGCTGGAGAGATTGCTCAGTTGATTTGTTTCAACTTGGCTGAAAAGCACGGAATTACTTATGATGAGCAAGAAGCAATTCTTATCAAGAAGTATGAGAAGAGAGGCTACTAATGACCAACATTGACGCTCAATTACTAGAGTATGCAAAAATCATGGGGTCAAATGAGGACTTGCATCCTGATTTAGTTCCCTATGTCTCAGACGGACCTTTAGGAAAACAACTTCGACACCCGCTTGTGTATCAAATCGCTATGACAGGCAATGGATGGGCTAATGCTTACTATCTACAAAAGAAAACAGATAGCGAAAAAGCGCTCGCCAATAAAAAATACGATTCCTTCGTATGGCTACATGAACGCCCTTATCGCGTAGAAGCATTTATCCAGATTGCAGATAAGTTATCCGATACAAAATATTGGTCGCTTCTTGGTTCAATCTGGACAGATACAGAGAATCAATGGCAGAACCTTGAGCAATGGACAGAGTTGCTCTCAGCCAATCGTTCAAGCCGTCATTATTTGATGGATGAATCAGAGGTTCAGTTGTTGAATTCACTACCAGAGTTTGTTAAAATATACCGTGGATGCGTCAAGGGTCTAAATGAAAATGGACTTTCATGGACATTAGACAAAGCCAAGGCAGAATTCTTTGCTAAAAGATTTAGCAAGGAAGGAATTATCTTAGAGAGAGAAATTCCAAAGGCAGACATTATTGCGGTTCTAACAGGTCGCGGTGAATCTGAAGTGATATGCGAGGTAAAGAAATGAAATGCCCTAAATGCGGCACAGAGCCTCACACTCCAATCCAGATTAAACGGGCGGGAATGTGTCGCTGGTGCGAGAAGCAAGAGGAGACAAAATGAAATGCTATACCTGCGGTTCAGAGTTCAGAATTACTTTCGTGAAAGGCAAGCCATATTGTTTTCAATGTGAGGCAGATGTTTCACTTGTTGTTTATGGGGTCATCCAACTACACAAAGGAGAGAAAAATGCTGGCTAAATATCTATCTAAGCATGGTCGAGTTACCGAGCGTGGCTACAAAGTCTCAGAGTGGATTGATGCCGCTGGGATATTCACCCTGATATTCCTCGTATTCGGGGTTGTAGGGTCAATTGAGAGCGGCAGATGGTTCTAGTGAGAGTTCCATCATGGTTCAAGAGGAAAGAGCCTCTACGCCTCTCTGAAGCCTCTTTGCGGCGTGTTCAACGGGCGGAGGCTGAGAAGGCTCTCCAGCGACTCGCCGATGAGCGTAAGGCTCAGGAGTTGAATAACCAACCATAGTTTGATATACTGGGTATACATCGAGAGAGAGGAATCAAGATGGCTTCAGTTGAATTTAATAAATATGAACTTGAAAGTTTTTTGCTGGTGGTTTCCAAGAAGATTGACAAATTGGAAAATGCTGGCAAAAACCCTGGTTCACTAAAAGAAACTTTTGAAAAACTTTTGAAAGCCAAAAAAGAGGAGGAGAGTAAATGACCACAGTAGAAAAAATTAAAAGCGGTTACGACATTCTTGTCGAAGCATCAGAAGCGGCAGAAGCCGCGGTCAAGGCTTGCCGACCAACACCAATGATTGTTGGTTCTCCATCAACGCCACTTGGCAATGATGTAGACCCAACACAGCAAACTTGGTTTGTTGAAGGTGGAGTTTGCGGATTCGCTTCAGTTGTAATTAAGCCAGCGCGAGGAAAATTCGTTGCTGAATTAAAGAAGCGTGGGCTTGGTGGAGCGCACTACTACGGCGGTTATTCCGTGAGTTCGTGGCAATTCGCACCAAGTATCCGCCGCGACCAAAGTTATGAAAGAGCGTGTGCGGCGGCAGAGGGAGCAGTCAAAGTTCTCCAAAGTTACGGCATTAACGCTTATGTGGATGCACGAATAGACTAAATAGAGTTCACCCGCTGGTTGAGCGCCGTTCCGTTCCCAGCGGGTGTTCTATATGCGCTTGGTGTAACCTATTCTCGGGCGCGCCTAGTTCGGTGGGGTAGATTGCCCGATGCGGTCTGTCCTCTCTCATAGACTTGCATTGCGTTGGCTCCCCCACCGAACGCCTATTTATTTATTACTCTGGTTGGTTACAATTCCCAGATTTATCTGATACCGTTTATGCAGGTTCGCAAAACACCTACACCTCAAAAGCGAGGTCAGTCCGATACTGACACCAACGATGCGTTACATCCAGTAACGAAAAATTGTTTGCTCCGAACTATGGAGGATTATGCGATTCTATGAAATTGTTACCTTAAAACCTATGCACATCGCGCTAATCAGCGCATTACTGATTACAACTAATCCACTTCAGATGCCAAGAGACCCTTCGGCAAATGCAGTTGAAGTAATAGTTGAACCACCTAAACCAATTCTGGTTGAAAGAACACCAGAGGCGGCTAAGGCTTATGCCAAAACCCAATTAGATACTTTCGGCTGGGATACACCTGCTCAATGGGCTTGCCTTTTGGATTTGTGGACTGGCGAATCAAATTGGAGACCCGCGGCGTATAACAAGCAACCCGTTTACCAAAATGGCGAGCGCCTTCACGCAGGTGGAATTCCTCAGATTCTAGGACTTGACCCAGACACCACGGTTGAGCGACAGATTGAAAGAGGATTTCTTTATATCGAAAGTCGCTATGACACGCCCTGCAACGCGAATTCTTTCTGGCATAGAAATTTTTGGTATTAGAGTTCGCGCATGAGCGAACAGAATAAAAAACCATCCGCAATAGACAATGCCCTTGCTGATATAGCCAGGGTTGCTTTCGAGGACCCAGCAATATGCACGGGCTGGGTCCTTGTTTCTGAATGGACAGATGGCACGGCTAAAGGATTCTGGACAGTAGTTTTTGCAGACGACCAAAATCCAGATTGGCGACAAAAAGGGCTAGTGCATCATGCACTAGATACATGGGGAGAGGACAACCTTTATGACGATAACGAAGAAGAAGATGACTCCGAAAGAGAAGATGGAGATGGAGAGACAGGAACTCCTGAACAAACTTCTAGTTGAAAGATTCGGCGAATTAGCGACACGCCCAGAGAGCCAAATCACAGAAAGTGTGAATACTTAACCCTACTATTTACACCATGAGTTTATTTAACTTTTTGAATAACGCACCTTGTCGTGATTCTGACCCATGGTTATTTGACCAGTATCAATTAGATTTAGCGCAACCAGGATTAGCGTATTGCCGCAATTGTAAATTCTGGGATGAATGTGATTCTCAAGTAAAGCCTGAGAGTTCTAATTATGATGGTATTGCCGCTGGAAAGGTATGGCGCAATGGCAATTTATTGGCTAGGTTATCTCCTACTTCCCCGTATCCGTTAATCGTTAATGAGGAGAGAGAAGTATTTATTAGTGTTGAAACCCTGGCAGTTCGAAGGAGCGATTTGCTCACAGATTGATACAGAATTTTATTTTCCAGAGAGAAATAAAATCTCAGAGGAAAATAAAAGAGTAAAGGAAATGTGTAGGCGGTGTCCTTGGAAACAAGAATGTCTGACCTACTCGTTACATTACTCAGTAGTTGGAATCTGGGGAGGAACCTCTACCAGAGAAAGACAAATACTAAGAAGAAAACTAAATATCATCCCGATACCTATTACTGAAGGAAGAAGATAAATGACTCAATTAACTATAACGGGGAATCTAGTAGCAGACCCAGAGTTGCGCTTTATACCTAACGGAAAAGCACTCGCAACTTTTACTGTCGTATCATCAAAATCTGTTAAGCAAGCCGATGGCTCATGGGAGAACACCGACACGACCTTTTGGGATATTAAGTGTTGGGGCAAGACCGCTGAGAATGTAGCCGAATCAATCGAAAAGGGAATGTCCGTAATTGTGGTTGGCACCGCAGTTCAAGAGGACTGGAATGATAAAACCACAGGGCAAAAGCGCTCAAAGATGGCTGTTACCGCATGGAATGTAGGCGTAGACCTAAAGCGCCACACCACCAAAACCAATATCATTAAACACACAGATGCCGCCCATAACCCATCTTCTGCACCTGACCCATGGAGCGCCCCATTTGGCTCAGATTCAGTTGCGCCTTTCTAACCTTCGTATAGTATGCTAGGGGTTAATAATTTCCTTACGAAAGGGGAAAATGGTGGCTTGGACTGATTACTTCATTAGCAATATTGCTGGCGCTAAAGTTGTTGTTTCCGAATCTGGCAAACCGTTCGTCTCGCATGAAATTGACCCACGCGAATATGTAGAAATTGAATTGACCGAGAGCATCAATGAGTTGCCCTTCAAGATTTCGTTTCGTTCATTTGATTCACTTGGCGAGCAAACAGAACATCGTATGTATGCTCAAGCGGGAACAAAAGACATGGCTCGCATCTTTGCAAAAGAAATCACTAACCTGCGTTTGAATTGCAAGGAATTTGTCCTAGACGGAGAATAAGCCTAAATTCACTTGATGCTAAAATCATTGGGTGGAAGATGACTACTCTGGCTTAAATCGCCATGGTGTCATGTCCGTTCTCGGGGCTTTCGCGGTGCATACCCATGAATTATTCTTGGAGTTGCAAAACGCGGGATTCAACGAAGAACAGGCTATTAAAATTCTTGTCGGTCTAGCATCTAAAGAGTAGAGGGAAACATGGCAGAAAAGCCAGATATGCAGGAGTTAGGCTCTACTGGATTACGCCGCTCAGGTGGAACAGTTTATGAGGAATTCCTTGTTAATCTCCGTGGACTTCGCGGTGCAAAAGTTTACCGCGAGATGTCTGATAATGACCCGACCATTGGTTCAATGCTTTATGCAATTGACAAAGTTATTACCCGTCTTGAATGGCGCTTAGACCCGTTCACAGATGATTCCGCTGATGGAGATGCAAGTCCAGAAGATAAAGAGTTAGCAGTATTTATTGAATCCTGTTTGCACGATATGTCCGATTCATGGGATGCCACACTTTCTCAAATTCTCTCAATGCTTATCTTCGGATATTCATATCACGAAATTGTTTACAAGATTCGCACAGGTCCAGATGCAAAAGACCCATCCAAGCGTTCTAAATACACCGATGGAAAAATTGGCTGGCGTAAATTGCCTATCCGCGCTCAAGAAACTTTATTTCGTTGGCAGATTGACGAAAAAGGTGGAATTCAAGCAATGGAACAAAGCGACCCATCATCAGGTGGCAGTCACATAATTCCTATTGAAAAGGCTTTGCTCTTCCGCACAACTTCACAAAAGAATAACCCAGAAGGTCGTTCTATCCTCCGTAATGCTTATCGCCCTTGGTTCTTCAAGCGCCGTATTGAGGAAATTGAAGCAATCGGTATCGAGCGCGATTTAGCAGGACTACCAGTTGCCTATGTTCCGCCTGAATATCTTTCATCAAGTGCGACTACTGAGCAAGCAAGCGTTCTCGCCTCTATCCAGACTCTTGTTACTTCTATCAAGCGCAATGAGCAAGAAGGCGTAATTTTCCCAGTTCTATTTGACGACCAAGGCAATAAGCAATTTGACCTTCAACTTCTATCTTCAGGCGGCTCACGCCAGTTCGATACAGACAAGATTGTCCAGCGCTATGACCAGCGTATGTCCATGTCAATCCTTGCTGACTTTATTCTTCTTGGTTCAGACCGCGTTGGTTCTTATTCCCTAGGTTCATCAAAGATGGATTTATGGTCAATGGCAGTTGATTCAATTGCTAAGAACATTGCTGAGGTTATGAATCAATACGCAATTCCTCGCCTTATGAAACTTAATGGAATGGATGCAACACGCGCTCCAATTCTTACTTACGGCGAAGTAAGCCATGTTGATTTGACCGAGGTTGCAGATTACATTTCCAAGTTGGCTACCGCTGGTGTCCTTATGCCAGACCCTAAGTTGGAAGATTACCTACGCGATTTGGCTGGACTACCACCTGCCGAGCATGATGGACAGGCTTACGGCGCTCCAGCAATGCCAGGTGAAGAAGGCGCTCCAGCAGAATTTGATGCTCCACCATCTCTGGAAGAAGAATTGGAAATTCCAGAAGGACAGGAACCGCTAGACGGCGATTTGGAGTAGAGCATGGCAATTAGGTTCGGCTCTGGCTCAGATGGCTCCAGAAACCCTTTAACCGCTGAAGAAGCGGCAATGGCGCGAGTCCTCGTCAATGCAATCCGCAATGCAACGGACAAAATCAAAGTGGATGAGTTGGCTCGGATTCTCGGGCGACTTGATGCCGATACTTTAGACCGATTACTGCGAGCAATCTCTATCAATAGCGATGCCGCAAAGATTGAAGCGCAGTTGCTTAACATCATTGACCTAGGTGGCAAGGATGCAATCAAGGGTCTACGAGATATTGCCCCTCAGTTGGCTTTGCCAGCGTTTCTGCCTACCCAAGTTCGTATTGCCAATCCCGAAGCAATGGCAAATATGGATTTTGCAAACATTCCTAACTGGGCAAGAGTTAATCCAGAACCAATCGCCTTTAGTCTTTCTTTCAATAGGACTAACCCTAATTCTTTAGCCTTTGCTTCTCGCAGAGCAGGGCAGTTGGTGACCAGTATTGATAACCTCACACGCGAGGCAATCCGAAAGATAATTATTGATTCATTCAATGAGCAGATTGATGTAAGACGAACAGCAGTTCGAATCAAAAACATAATTGGTTTGCATCCGAAGTGGGCTGACGCAGTAAAGAAATTTGAAGTTCGAGAATATAACCGTTTAATTAACGCTGGCATCAAAGAGGCTAAAGCAATCGAACGCGCCCAGAAATCTGCTACCGCTTATGCAGACAGATTAAAGAGCGCTAGAGCAAAGACCATTGCCCGCACCGAAATTCAAATAGCCCAAAATGAAGGGCGCATGGAAGGTTACCGCCAAGCCGATGAAGCGGGATACATAGACCCAGCGACCATGAAAATGTGGATTACAGCCCCAGATGAGCGCACCTGCGATATTTGTGCGCCCTTGAATGGAGAAGTTGTGCCTTGGATTGGAACTTTCTCTATCGGTCTGGAGAAGCCAATAGTTCACCCTAATTGCCGTTGCACCTTCGTAATCTTGCCTCCAGATAGAGGCACTAAATGAAAGTAATCAAGTTCGCGCCTGGGCTTATCCCAGTTCTAAAACACCAAGAACATGACCAATCTACCCACGGTTCATGGGCTGAAGGTTCTCAGGGAACAACAAGCAACCTTTCAGATGATGAAATACGCGATGTTATCTATAACTCAAAGACAGTCAATGAGATGTTCCAAAAGGTCGCTAAGCGCCTAGGTAAGAGCATGAAGCCATCGGTAGACAATCTTTCTGAGGATGAAATTACCCATTACCGAGGAGTTCAAGATGTAAGCAGGGATGCCCAGCGATTACTTGACGGAAAAATTAAGTTTACAGAATTCCAAACATGGGGTCAGGGAATCTATCTTGCTGAAGATAAAGGCATTGCCTCTAACTACGGAACTTTGATAGGCATGAAACTAGATTCAAGCGCAAAGATTGTTCAAGGAGAAACAACATGGGATAGCGCCTTTGATGTCAGTTACGACAATCCGAGAGCCAGAACCCGCAATACAACAACATCAAGTTTTATAGATTTAGGAAGAATTGAGACACAGATTCGTGCTGGAAAAATGGACAACCTTTCTATCTCAGATATGCGTAATATCTATTGGGCGGCTAAAGGCTATGACGGCTTTACTACATACGGCGAAACAGTTTTATTCAATGGCAGTAAATTAACCATTAACAAAGCGGATATTGGTAGCGCTATTCAAAAGCATCTTGCAGGTCAGCACGACCAAAAAACTCATGGTCGTTGGGCTGGTTCAGGATTGCCTCACGAACTTGAGGATGTAAAAGGCTCAATCCAAAAGTATTTTGATTCGGGAGCAATTGTTAAAAAAGGAGAGGTGACTCGCCCAAAGCGGGATTATCAACCTAGAGAAGATGGGTCTGGTTACGACTTTGTAACAACGAGAGTTCCAGTAAGAGACAGTTTAGACCAACCTTTTATGACATTCAGAGAACCTGACTCTGATAAAGACCCCGAGGGTTACAAGATTTTCAAAGAATATGAAGCCAAAATGCTTGGTGGAAATTATGATGAAATAAAAGATGCCGCTCAACAGGAAGCCCTTGATGCTGGCATGGGTTCTCGTCAGGCTCTTTATTATGGACAGGCTATTGCATCCCGAGCATCTTTATATGTCACTATGCACAATGAGGCACTTCGTCAAGAAGCGGCAGAAATAGTTTATTCAAGAGATGTAAGCAACTATCAAGAAGTTGGCATGAAAGAATACTTTGACCAAAGAACAAAGACAATGAAAACTCTTTCTGACAACATAAGTAAGGCTCAACCAGTTGTTGCGATTGAAACCGAAAATTTTCTTGGCGTTATCAAAGACGGAAGATTTAAGACTCAGCACGAAACAAGAGAGTCCAATGGAGCATATAAGCCAGCCCTTCGTAAAGAGGCTGAGTTAGCGATAGCAGGGGTTCCCCTTGATACCAAATCTGCCGAACGCCCTATCTATGGTTACTTGGCAGTTCAAAATGATGGAACAACACCCAATACATCTCCGTATAACACGGACAAATGGAATGTTAATAATGCAGGTGTTGGTCAATATGGCGAAGTTCGGGTTGTCCTTAAAGATTCAGTTAAGGAGCGAACCTCTTACACAATTCCAGATTCTTTGGATAGAAACGCAATCCCACAGCCTTTAAGCAGGAACAGCAAGGCAGATTTAATCAATGCTGGGGCATATTACGACTTATCGCAGAGCCATGGGGGATACCAGCGTGAAAGTTATGCCGAGGCTCAAGTCTATGGAGGGGTTAAAATCTCGGACATAAAGGCTGTTTATGTAGTGCCATCAAGCGACTACAATTACGAAACTAATACCTATACGCCGAGAGACCATGTAGGGCAAGCAGACTCAATCCGTTCCGCGCTAACCGCTAAAGGTTTTGATATACCAGTTGAAGTTCTTCCATTACCAAAGAAAGGGGATTAAATGATTAAAGGTCAAATCCTCTATGCCAAAAATAGCGGCTCGGTAATTCTCTTTGATGAAGAAAGAGATGGAGTTATGTATGCCCATGTAAGGGCTAACGGTCAAGATTACGAATCCAGAAGTCTTGCTGGAATTCTTGCTAAAGGCTATTGGAATGAAGTTTATATTTCTATGGATGTTGATGTAACCGTCAAGCATCTTGCGGGTCTACACGACCAGCGCACCCACGGTTCATGGGCAGGAGGCGGCGGCGCAGGAGTTGATATTACTGAGGCGCTTGATGAAGTATTTTTTAATAGCAAACTAGACATAAAAGAAAGTAAAATTTTTCCTGGCAATTTAAGAATCGTTGTTCAATCCGAGATTGAACGCTCAGGATTAAATAAAGAAACAGTAGATTTAATTGATGAAATGTCTGAAGCGCAGATAGCAAGTGGGCAAGCCTATGGAGACAATGCGCTCAAAATTATTGCCGAGCGTCAGGGATTTACAGGTAAACCTAAAACGGTTGAGAGCGTTGAGGATTTGGAAGAAATACAAAAGACCGATGGAGGTATTTTGGTCTACCGTGGTCTTTCTAACTATTCAAAAGAAGCAATAGAGATAAGCGCTAGACACAGCAGAGCAGAAATTGATGGTGGTAAACCCTATAAACAAATACCACAAATTATTAGAGAAACTAAAGAACTAGAGGCGGCGAAGGTTAGTTACACGGCTGAACAAGCGCTGACAGATTTTACAGAAGGCGAGTATTTTGGCGGCTGGGGAGTTTTTGGCAACGGCACCTACACGACTGTTCGCGTAGAGGAGGCTAATACTTACACACAAACTAGAGATTACGATAGTGGAAAGTTAGGCAATGGCAAAATTGCGGCGATGCTAATTCCGAGAGATGCTAAAGCACCAAGCAAAGAGGTTGTTGCAACTGTCGTAAAAAACATGGTTTATGGTGGAGAGCCAAATCATCGTAACAATGTAGGCAGGATGCTTGCCTCCATGGGCTACCAGTATTACGATGCTGGTTATGTTCAAAGTGACAAAGGCGGTATTTTTGTAGTCCTTGATAGGTCAATGCTTACAGTTGCAAAGAAAGCGAGCGGAGAATGATGCTTACTCCAGTTCAATCACAACGCTACGCCCAATTAGTCAATAAGTTCAATGAAAAAGAATTCTATGCCTATTACGCACATCTGAGCGAAGGCGGAACAGTCGAAGATTTTTTTAGCAAGATGGAAAAACACCAAGAGCATGACCAGTCCACTCATGGTAACTGGGCTTTAAGTGAGAATTATCCAGATTTATTAACCCTAGGCACATTCGATGAAGAATCTGAATATGACCCAGCATTGATGGTTTATAGCGAGCGCTACGGGATAGACAAAGACGGCAAAATTGTTGGAGTTGAGACTTTTGAGCATGATGCAATAGATAGTTATTCTCAAGAGGGATACAAAAATATAAACGCATACCTTCGTGAATCAAGAAGCGTGGGAGGCGAAAGTTACGCCAAATTTCTTCAACAAAAGGTTGATGGGTTAGATTCTTTGATTGATAAGGCTCCAGATATGTTTGGGGATAAAACTTTATTTAGAGTTGTAGATAACTTTGTTTTAGGACAATTAACCCCAGGAGATACTCTCCGAGATAAAGGTTTTCTATCTACAACCAGAATAGATTTAACAAAAGATACCGATGCTCGGGATGCGCTTGGTGAAATTTATGACACACCTGATACGGTTGCTGTAATTCTTCCAAGTCCAAGCAAAAGCGGTAAAGGGCTTGCGGTAGACCTCTATCGAACCTCTGTCAATGATACAAGTTCGGTATCAGATAGGGAAAAGGAAGTTCTATTACCCCGTAGCACAGACCTATTATTTTTAGGATACAAAAGAGGTATAGGCTCTGAAGATAAGGTTGCAGTCTTTCAAAGGGTGGATAAATGAGTAAATTTAGAACCACATTTGAAGATATTGAGATTATCAAGCCTGTAAAAAAACATGGCGAGCATGACCAGAAAACCCATGGTTCTTGGGCAAATGGAACAAGTGCGCTACCTGAAGGAATAGGCTATAAAGATTCAGATGTGGTTTTTCATGCTGAGTATGGTTCAACCGAAGAACAGGGTCCTTATGTAGAGGATTACACAATGAACGCATACGGTCCAATAAATCAATACCTCCGAACTGGCAAATTTCAAGAAGATAATGAGTCGGGTCTCAAACAATCAGATGTTGCAGAATATAGAAGCGCTTTGGATTATGTGATAGGTCGCACAGAAGCGCCTAGAGATATGCTCCTTTATAGAGGAACAAGTGGAGTTGATAAATTCGATACTCTTAAAGTAGGCGATGTATTCAAAGATAAGGGTTATGTCTCCACGACAACCAAGCCTGACCAATTATGGGATTTTATGTCTACCGCCACAGGTGGCAATTATGACAGTAGACCAGTAGAAAAAGGTTATGTTCTGCAAATAAATGTTCCCAAGGGCAATAATGTTCTATCTGTAAACCGCTACTTTAAGGGCATAAGTGAGAGATACGGTCCTACCGAGGGAATCCGTGAGGAGAATGAACATATACTTCCAAGAGGCACAAAATTTAGAGTGGATAGCATTAGTTCCGTTGATGTAAGAGGCGGAATCCAAGATAAGTTGATTAAGGTGACGGTGGTAAACGATGGCTAGTAAATATGTTTACACCGACCCAGATGAAATTGAGATTGTTGTATCTAAACACGGCACCCACGACCAAAAGACGCATGGAAACTGGGCTACGGGCGGCACTCTTTACACGGGCATTATTGACCGCTTAAGCCGTAAAGATATAACTGGATTCAGTCTGGATATTTCCAGCCGTAGCGAACCTACTAGCGGGTATATGTGTTCTAAATCTGGGGCTGAGCAGACAGTTGCCTATGAGGATTTCTTCTCAAGCCGTGATAAGAGCCGAGAGTTTCTCTTGGATTACATGGAGAAGAACGCAGATGCGCTCAGCGAGCGCGGAGCCTATTTTGGTATATGGGTTGTAAAAGACCAAGGAACCGTGTATCTTGATGTCTCACGCCGTTATGACACCAGAGGCGAAGCAGTTCGCGCTGGATTCGATAATGAACAGCAATCTGTTTATGACATTGAAAAAGACGACTATATCTATATGAAAGATGAGGAAGATGACCGAACAAGAAAAGCCGTTATTGATGGAAGTTCCAATCCCCGTCAATCAAATGACTCCAGAGCAGAAGCGAGCCTTCGCGGAAGAGATTCTCAACGCAATCGAGAAGAATCGCCCCATGTCTGCCTCGGAAGATACCAAGGCGTAAAAAAACACCTAGAGGGTCAGCATGACCAAGCCACACATGGCAGTTGGGCATCTGGTCGCTTTGGTCCAGATTCAGTAAAGTCAGCAAGAGATGGCGCAAAAGAATATGCCTTCAAAGCGGGAATCGAGCAAGATGATTCTATTGACTATCAAAAAACAGTTGCTAATAGAGCGAGAGCGGCGCGTATTGCCGATGCTTATGATGAGTTGCCTACGGTTCAAGAAGAAGCCTTCCCTGCCTACACAGCCCTTGCAACAGAGGTAGAAGCACAGTTCGATTACATGACAAAGACCATGGGCGTTAAGGTCGAGTTCGTAGATGCAGACCCATATAAGACTTCCCGAGAAATGTTTGCCGATGTAAGCAAAGGCATCTTAAAGGTTTTGAAAACAGCCTCTACTGGCTCTCACCCATTCTTCACGGATGAGCAAAACGACAAGTTTCGAGCAGTTCACGATTTCTTTGGACACGCGGCAACAGGTCGAGGTTTTGGTCAAGATGGAGAAGAGTCCGCTTGGGTTCATCATTCACAGATGTTTACAGAAACCGCTCGCGGTGCGCTCACCACAGAAACCCGTGGGCAAAACTCTTTTTACAACACACGCAATCAGGGATTCGCTGAGCAGAAAGTAGCACTTCTGCCTAAAGAGTTCTGGGAAGTTCCAAAGACATTTGAAAAGCAATACAGAGTAATTAAATTCCAAGCAGGGCTTACCCCTGTTCTAAAGCATCAAGAACATGACCAGCGAACACACGGTTCATGGGCTAACGGATATACAGCCGAAGAAACTGCTCGCATGGATGAGTTGCAAAACTATGGACCAGCACTAGAAGATTTAGATGAAATCATAAACAGTATGAAAAACCCTAATCCTGGAATGGATGATTTCAGAAGAATTATTGAAAATAACGCAAATAAATACGATGCCGCTACCGAGGGTATTGAGGAGCGGGTAGCAGAACGCCTTGCAAACTTACAAGCAGAGTTTCCAAATCACGAATATACAGAGCAAGAAAAAGCAACAATTTATGACGATGTGCAAACCGAAATGATTGATGAATACATAGATGATAACTCCGATGACTTACACGCCGAATATGCGGCAAGCATAGGAACGGGCGATATAGAAACCTTAACTTACCAAGCACAGGCTTTCTTTGAGGACATCTACAACACAGACCACAAAGTATTAGATTCTAATGACCAATATGTCACAACCCTCAAATCAGAAATTCTCTCCGTAGATGCCACCACTAATGATATTGCTGGTGAATACAGACCAACAATTGAATTAAGGGGTCAAGTTACCGATGATAATGGTAATTTTGCTGGAGAGTTCCAACGAATCTTCTACAAGCAAGACGGTGTATGGATGGTGGAACACGCACTATTTAAGATGGAAGATGATTACAAAGGGCTTGGATTTGGTAAGCAGTTCATCCAGCGCCAAGAGGATTGGTATGCCCAGCGCGGGTTTGGGGCAATAACAGTATCTACTGGATGGGATGGCGCTCGCGTTTGGGCGCGTTCAGAGTTCGACTGGGATACAAGAAGCGTTCATAGAGATATTAGTGAAATCGTTCGTATGACAAATTATTCAACAGATTTTGATGAAGGGTCTCCTGCAAAAATCCAATTAGATGCTCTCATGGAAAGGGCTACAAATGGATACAACCCTCAAACAAAAACTTTTGATTCACTCAAAGATATTAAAAATGATGATTTCCCGTTGCCGAACGATTTTGCAATGCTTGGATATGGTGGCAAAAAATCTAGCACTTATATCTCGCCAATTACAGAAGAAGAAAAGGTTGAATACAGTTGGGCTGGGCAGAGGCTATTGCAGAATATGAATTTACATTACACAAAGGTTCTTACAGCCGAGGGTCGCAACCTCTTCGATGGTCCAATTGACCGAGATGGCGATGGGTTAGTTTATGACGGCACCAGTAGAGAAAAGCCAGCAAGTGCGGTAAACTCATAATATGGACAGACTAGAGAGACTCAAGCGCATCGCTCGTATAAACGCCTCCATGCCCTCAGAAGTAGATGGCGCTCCAGATGACCAAGAAATTGCTATCCTTGATGAATTGGTGAGAATGAAATTAACTCCAGTAGAGGAAACTAAATAACGGTTGTAATTCAATCCGCTACTATGTATACATGGCGGATATTGCACCAAAACTCGTAGAACTAAGCGCGGATAAACTACGCGCCCTACACGAACGCCTTCACAAATCTGAAGCCTCTCCAGAGGTCTTAGAAGTCCATCACCTAGCAGTCAATGAGATGTTGCGCCGTGGCTTAGAAGCCCCAGCCAATGATGCGTGGGATGAGTTCGAAATCCTTGTAGACACAATGAAGAACGCCAATCTTGAAGCCCTATCTGGCTCGCTTCCACCCGAGATGGTTGAAGATGTTATTAAAACAACGGGTTCCTCAGTTGCCAATGTTCAACTTTTCTTAACTACTACTGGGTATGAAATGCGCCTTGAAGAAGTTGAAAATGTAAACAAAATGATTCGCCGTGAAAACGGAAAATGGACAGTTTACGATGAGAAAGGCAAGCGACCTTTTGGCACATACGATACTAAGGCTGAGGCTGAGAAGCGCCTAGCGCAAATGCACCAGTTCAAAAAGGCAGAAACATTTACACCGCCAAAGGCAGTTCGAAGCGCCGCTCGCAGAGCGCTTGAATGGATTGCTGACGGTAAGGCAGGAAGTGGCTTTACGGGAGTTGGTCGCGCTCGCGCTAACCAATTGGCTTCAGGCGAGCAAGTAACAATGGCAACACTCAAGCGCATGAAGTCTTTCTTCTCGCGCCACGAAGTTGATAAAGATGCAGTCGGATTTAGCCAAGGAGAAAAGGGCTATCCAAGTGCAGGTCGAGTTGCTTGGGATGCTTGGGGCGGAGACGCAGGATTCGCTTGGGCTGAATCGCTAGTGGCTGAAAACGACAAGAAAATTGAAAAGCACAATCAGGGTAAGCACGACCAAAAAACTCACGGCTCTTGGGCAGATGGCATTGCTCAAACAATCTTGGATGGCGGTCACCCAACAGTTGAAAAGGAAAATGTTTCTGCCTTCTTGATGAAAGCGGCAAAGCGAACAGACCATCCAGACCTTACTGAGTTGAGCATTGAAGGAACATTGCTTTATGGCGATGAGGGAATGGGAATTGCCCGTAAAGATATGCCTCAGATTCCTGGAAAAGAACGCGCTCGCTTCTTATCTGAGATTGAAAGTGAACAAGGAATCACGGCAGAAAAAGAGAAGGTAGACCCACTTACTCTCAAGCCTATTCAGAAAGAAATCTCAGCATCTCGCTCTGGTGCTATCTATGAGAAGTTCCGTGAAGATGGAAAGATTCCAAAGGATGAGCGCATCTTGATTTCTAGCGATGGCTTTGTTGTTGATGGTCACCACACATGGGGCGCGGCTGTTGCATTTGCTTTCGATAATCCTGGAACTGAGTTGCCCGTCTATCGCTTATCAGTAACAGCAAAAGAAGCAATGGATGTCTCGCTCACATGGTCAAAGGCGAATGGATTTGAAAGTCAGGCTATTGATGCTCCAGCAAAGAAATCTCTTGCTTGGCAAACAATTTCAAAACATCAAGAGCATGACCAAGCAAGCCATGGTTCATGGGCTAATGGCGGAGATAGTGCAATTCCAGCACTAGCACCAGATGTAGAACCTAACGCAAAATGGTCAGCAGATGCGGTTGCCAAGGCAAGGGCTATTCGAGAAAAGGCGCTTGCAGTTGAGCCAAAAGTTACAGAGTTGATGAAAACTATTCAAGAAAACTCTGGTGGTGAATTTGTCCAGTTAGACCAAAGAGTTAAATCAACAGATTCCCTAGCAAGCAAGATTGATAGAGAAGCCGTCTCAGAGTTCGATGGTGATAGGTCAAGAGCGGCTGATGCTGTTTCTGATGCAGTTCGCTATACCCTCAAGGTAGGCGATGAGAGTTATGCTCAATCCCTTGATTCAACGGTTAAGGCTCTTGAGGCATCGGGCTTTGCATTACGAGTTAAGAATTTCTGGCAGTCTGGTGACCCTTACGATGGAGTCAATATCAAGGCTACAAAAGACGGAATTACAGTTGAAGTCCAGTTGCATACACGCAGTTCCTTTGCCCACAAAGAAGGAGAGGGTGGAACCCATAAAATTTACAAGCAATATCAGGTTGAGTTGAATGACCCTACCCGTGAATCTATGTGGAATCAGATGATTGATATTGCTAAGGGTGTTACTCGCCCAGCAAACTACGGAGCAATTTTGGCTACTGGAACCCTTGTTCTGCAACAGTTCCAGACCGCTCAAGAGGCTGGCTTGATTAAATCAACCCCAGTTGATATTCTATCCCTTAAGAGAGGAGGGGAGTAATGAGATATTTCGTAAAAATGAGTAGAGGCTTACCCTATAACCTTTATCGCTTCAATATCGTAGATGAGGAACGCTGGTATCCAACGCAGGGTTGGACACCCACCAGAGTCATTTCAGCCTATCTAGTTATGGGCGAAGGCGACTATGAAGAGATTACTGAAGCCCTTGCCATGAGTTCATTTCCAGATGCCTTCGCAGTTGTAAAGAGCATTGGAGCCTATGAAGTTTCAAAGGCTGAAGATGCTAAGCGTTACACACTAGGCGCTATGTATATCCCAGACCGTATTGATGCCCATGGTGAATGGACAGATGCAGATGAGTTGCAAAGAGCAGTTTGGGATTATGTAAAAACAAATGACCGCCGTATCCGTCTGCAACATAACCGCGATGTAGTCGCAGGTGAATGGGTAGAAGTTATGGCGTTCCCATACGAACTAACAGTTCCAATTAAGACTATTACTGGAATTGATGTAAACCATACCTACCCACCAAACACAGTATTTCTCGGTGTTATCTGGGAGCCTTGGGCTTGGGATTTAGTTAAGACTGGAAAGATTCTTGGCTATTCAATCGGCGGTAAAGCAGAACGCCTTTATGTTGATATGGAAGAAGTTGAAAAAGAAGATGGTCCAGGAGTGTCCGATGTCCATGTTGATACAATTATGAACCCGAAGAAAAAGAAGCCAAAGGAAACCAAATGAAAGACAAAAAGATTCTCAAAGAACTTCGTCAGGGTCCTATGAAAAATATAAAGGATGACGAATACGCCATGATTGAGGAACAAGTCAATCAAAAGGGAATCTCAGGTCTAAAGGGTTACGCTAAATCCATAGTTGAAAAGGCTATGCGAGACATGGCTTACGACATGAAAAAGGCTGTTTCTGTATCAATGGGTGACATGGTTTCTTGGAATTCATCAGGCGGCAGAGCAACAGGCAAGGTTGTGCGTATTGTGCGCGGGGGCAAAATCAATGTTCCTGATTCAAGTTTCTCAATTGAAGGAACCGAAGATGACCCAGCCGCTTTGATTCAGTTGTATCGTGATGGAAAGCCAACTGAGACAAAAGTTGGTCACAAGGTTTCAACGCTAAAAAAAAACTAGAAGTATCTAAGCACGGTAGCCACGACCAGAGTTCACACGGAGCATGGGCTAATGGCAAATATAACCCAGATGATTCAGAGGGTGAAGATGCCTCAGAGCCAAAGAATTACGGAAAACCGACTCCAAAACTTCACAGTCATAACGATGATTCAGAAGAAGAATACGAAGAATTAGATGCAGACGACCCAAGATGGATGGATGATATGGATATTATGCGACCATCCCGAATCACTCCAAGCCAGAGGTATCCAAAGTAAATGAGCATCATTGACACCACCATTGGAATCTTAAAAACCATGGGTTTAGATGCAATGCCCGTCACGGCTCAAAGAGGATATGTCGGAGTTACGGCTCAGTTGCCTAATGATGCCCAAGCCTTCTTCGTCTGGAGCAAAATGAATGAGGATGATTTCCACTTCCAGATAGCCCGATTCTGGCAAAGCGATAACCCCTTTTCAATAATGGCTTTCGATAATCTGCCAAGCGCCATCGAAAATACGAGGATTCTTATTACCTCCAATTAGGTCAAATTACACTTATGTTATTCTTATGCTTGTCAAGACCCGTGTTTATCCCTCAATCCATATTGAGCAAGATAAGCACTTTTCGTTAGGAGTGAATGTTGGCTCGAACCCGCAAAATGGCAAATTTAGTCATTGAGGAAACATCTGGAGTAGACCATCCTGCACACTTACATGAGGGTTGGCTGGTTATGAAATCAGCCGATGAATCTGAAGTTCAGAGAGTCTTAGACGAAACGCTCACCGAGGAGGACTCCAATATGGAGGAAACAACAACCGCGGCTACTGATGCACAGGTCGAAAAGGCTGAAATGACACTTGAAGATGCGATGAAAAAAATCGCTGAACTCGAAGCCAAACTTTCTGAAAAGGAAATGGCTAAAGAGGAAGATAAGTCAGAATCAGATAAGACCGAGGATGAAATGGAATACATGAAGTCCGCTCCTGAGTCAGTCGTCAAAATGATTGAAGATTTCAAAAAGCAAGCAGAAACCGCAACTGAAGAACTCCGCAAGGAGCGCGAAGCCAAGGCTGATGCAGACGCTATCGAAAAGGCAAAGGGATTCTCAAACTTGAATCTTGATGCAGAGAAAGTCGGACCAGCGCTACGCCGTTTGTCCACAGTTGATGCAGACCTAGCAAAGTCAGTAGAGGAAATCCTCACATCTGTAAATGCTCAGGCTGAATCAGCAAATATTTTTGCTGAAATCGGGAAATCAGCAGACTTCACTTCAGGCGATGCTTACAGTCGTATGACTGCTATGGCAAAGTCGGCAGTTGAGGAAGGAAGTGCAAAATCTTTCGAACAAGCGTTCGCTAATGTTGCATCTTCCAATCCTGAACTATATGTCCAATACCGTAATGAAAAGGGTGCATAAACATGGCATACGAAATCAGTAATTACTCGGTAAAGGTCACCCTCGTTGCAGGTGCCGACCTTTCCGCTAAGCAGTATAACTTCGTCAAGTTGAATTCATCAGGTCAGGCAATCGCTATTGCCGCAATCACAGATGTTCCAGTTGGCGTTCTACAAAATGCTCCAACATCAGGTCAAGAAGCCGAAGTTCTTGTTTCAGGCGGAACTAAACTTGTTGCTGGCGAAGCAATCACTCTTCCAGCGTTCTTGAGCGTTACCTCAGCAGGTAAGGCAGACAAGATTGCTGTTACAGATACAACTCAATATGTTGTTGGTCAAGCATTAACCGCCGCTGGCGCTGATGCTGATGTTATTACAGCAGTCGTAAACTGCGCTAACCCAACAAGAGCGAACTAAGGGGATAACTAAAAATGCCACAACCACATATCAATAGCGTTCACATTGACGCAATTCTTACAAACATCTCGGTTGCTTATTTACAGAACCAAGACAACTTTATTGCTGACAAGGTATTCCCAGTAATTCCTGTGGATAAGAAGTCAGACAAGTATTTCACTTACACCAAGAACGATTGGTTCCGTGACGAGGCTCAACGCCGCGCACCAGGAACCGAATCTGCTGGTGGCGGTTACAATCTTTCAACTGGAACATACTCAGCAGATGTCTGGGCGTTCCACAAAGATGTAGATGACCAAACACTTGCTAACGCAGACACACCAATCAACCCACTCCGCGAAGCCGCAGAGTTCGTAACACGCCGTCTAATGCTTCGCCGTGAACTTCAGTTCGTAACTGACTTCTTCACAACAGGCGTATGGGCAGACGATGTAACTGGTGTTGCTGGCGCTCCATCATCAGGTGAGACAAAGCAATGGTCAGATTACGCATCATCAGACCCAATTGCTGACATCGAAACAGCAAAGGCAGAAATTCTTGGAAACACAGGAATGGAAGCAAACACACTCGTTCTCGGATACGATGTATTCAAGTCACTAAAGAACCACCCAGACTTGGTAGACCGTATTAAATACACATCTTCACAGACAATCACAACAGATATGCTTGGCGCGATGTTTGACATCCCACGCGTAATGGTTGCAAAGGCTGTAAAGGCTACTAACAACGAAGGTGCATCTGAGGCTTACGGCTTTGCTTTTGGCAAGGGCGCACTCCTTACACATGTTGCTCCAAATCCAGGACTTCTTACACCTTCAGCGGGTTACACATTCGCTTGGACAGGTGTTTCAGGTGGTCTCGGACAGACAATCGGAACTTCACAGTTCCGTATGGAGTCAATCAAGTCAGACCGTATTGAAGCGGAAATGGCGTTTGATAACAAGGTAATCGGAGCAGACCTCGGTTACTTCTGGAACACAATCGTTGCTTAATTAAGTTGAGTGAACGGGGAGGGTCTGAAAAGGCTCTCCCCTTCTTTCTTAAGAAATCTAATTTTAGAAAAGGAAAATAAATGCCTCAAGTAAATCGCATTTCTCGCGGTGAAGTTTCAGTTGGTGCTATTCAAGGCTCAACAGGCGACATGGTGTATGGACTAGATTTTGGAACAGCATCAGTAGACCCTGCTTCAATCGCGGCAACAACTCGCAGTTCAGTTACTTTCACTCTTACAGGTGCTAAGACAACTGACATCATTATCGTAAACCCACCAGCAGACCTAAACGATGATTTGATTTTCTGTGGAGCGGCTGTCTCAGCGGCAGACACAGTTTCAATTTATCTTTACAACCCAACTGCTTCAGCAATCAACGACACAGCCCGCACATTTTCTTATGTGTGGATTGACATGACTGCGTAATATGAAAGCACAAATTCTTAAAAATATGGTGGTTGATGGTCGCCTATTGCAATCTGGAGACATCATTGATGTCAAAGGGTGGAAACACGCAAAGGCTCTAAATCGAAGCCGCTATATTAAGATTCTTGATGAAGTAGTAAAGCCAAAGGTAGAGCCAAAAGCCGAGCCAGAGGTAAAAGCAGTTGAAAAACCAAAGGCGAAGAAGGAAGTCGCCTCCAAGTAATTCGAGGGGGTGATTCAGTAAAATGAGTCACCCTCTTTTTTTCTAAGGGAGCATCATGGCAATTACACACGAACGCGTATCAATAGGCACAACAGCCACACAAATTTCGTCTAACTATGCTGGTAAAGATGGTCAAACAGTTTCAGTTCAGGTTCCAGCGGCGGGCGCTACCGTCTATTTAGGCGGAGAAGGCGTGACAACAACATCTTATGGATTTGCTCTTGCTGGCGGAACTGATATGGCAGTTGAAATGCAAGATGGAGAAAAACTTTACGGCGTTGTTGCTTCAAGCACACAGACCGTAAATGTGCTTCGTCAAGGCGCATAAATCATGGCACTACCAGCATCCCTTTCAACCGTAACGGTTGCTGGCACCTATGTGGATTTACTAGGCAATCCAGTTCGAGGCTCAATCACTATTGAACCTCAAACCATGCTTAAGGAAAAGACCCTTAATGTCCACATCATGCCAGTTCACATCGTTAAGACTTTAGATGCGACTGGCTCTTTTACTACCACTTTGCCAGTAACTAGCGATACAGATGTCTTGCCTCAACCATTTGTTTACACCATAGTTGAAAACTTTACCTCTGGTCGCACATTTCAAATTGCTTTACCTATCTCCGTAGCAGGAACCACTCAGAACCTTGCAGACCTGCTTACAGCGCTCTCCGAGGCTGATGCCACCGCTTATGTATCCGTAGATGCCTACCAAGGCTTATTGACCCGCTACAACAACGCCAGCAATAGAAGAGAGATTGTTGTCAATGCCTCGACTTACGAAGGCAACGCTTTAGCCTATGCAACAGAGGCTTCGAATTCAGCAAGCACAGTTGCCAATTTCACAACCAATCAGTTGATGATGATGGGAGTCTAAAATGGCTGAACCGTATGTGCCGATAGCCGAATACACCGCTTCAAACGCTCTTTTAGTTGAGTTGGAAGTTGCCACCGATGCCGCCGCGACTAACGCAACAGCCCTCTCAGCGGCTACCGCAAGCGCTCTTACATCAAGAAATACAGCAAATTCTTATGTGGCTGAAAGTTTTGATTTATTCTTTTTGGTGGGTGCCTAATGGCTCTCGGTCCAAATCTAACCACGGTTACTTTAACGGGTAGTTATGTTGATTTTGAAGGAACCGCTGTTGAAGGTCAGGTTCGCTTTAGTATCGGCGAGGTTTTGCGTAACGGCACAGATGACCAGATGGTCGCACCTTCTAGCGTAGTTGTGCCTTTGAGTTCAGGTTCATTCTCGGTCTCACTCCCTGCAACCAATGACCCAGATGTAGTTCCAAATCCTTTTGTTTATACCGTTGAGGAGTCATTTCCTAATGGTCGAACCTATGAAATCAGTATCCCTTACACCACTTCAGGGTCACTAGATTTAGCAGATATTAGCCCAGACCCAACTTTAAGTGAAAGTTATGTAGCGGCAGTAGACCTTACTTCTTGGAACACCCTTGAGTCCAACATTACCGCTTTGGATGCTTTCATTGACCAAGCGGAAGATAAGTTCCCTGCCTCTGGTCAGTATTGGTATATTGATTCTGCTTATTCAACATACACAGCACTCGATACAGCCTTTGCTACATACACCGCTCTCGCCGCGGCTACACACAATATTTCAGGCGCAGACATCACATCATTCGTAACCTCGGCGCAGGGTTACGCTTCTTCAGCATCAGCAAGCGCTACGACAGCCCAAAATAATGCGGCTGGTATCATTAGTCCATTATTACTCATCGGAGGATAACCGCATGGCAACAACTTACAAGGTTCTAGGGCAATCAAACCCTTCAGCCACTACTGCCACAACACTTTACACTTGCCCTGCCGCTACACAGACGGTTATCTCAACCATCACCATCTGTAATCAGGCTGGCACAAGTGGAACATATCGAGTTGCAGTTCGCCCAAATGGAGCGACTTTAGCAACCGAGCATTACATTGTTTACGATGCAACAATCCAAGCAAATACAACCTCGGCTTATACCCTAGGGCTTACAATTGATGCTTCAGATGTTGTAACAGTCTACGCATCAACTACAAGTTTCTCATTCAGCGCATTTGGAAGCGAGATAGCATAATATGGCAATTACCACTAATGGTGGCGCTGGAGTCACCGCAGATGCAGTAGCAACACTTACAAACAAGACTTTGACAGCCCCAGTAATTAGTGATGCAACCTTTACGGGCGCTCAGGCTGGTCTTGAAATTAAGTTTGGTAACAACATTGTTCTTGAAGGAACAACTGATAACGCTTTTGAGATGACTCTCTCAGGCGGAGACCCAACTGCTGACCGCACAGTTACCCTTCCAGATGTCACAGGAACAGTCGTAACTACTGGAAACCTTTCAGCAATTACAACTCTTACTAGCCCAACAATTACTGGAGCAGTATTTAATGATGGCTCAGTAGTTTTTGAAGGTGCAACAGCAAACGATTTTGAAACAACTTTAGCAATCACAGACCCAACAGCAGATAGAACAATTACATTCCCTGATTCAACAGGAACAGTTGCACTCACATCAGGAGTAATCAATAACTCTTTGGTTACAACAACTGGTGACACTATCTACGCATCAGGAGCAAGCACTCCTGCTAGACTCGCAATCGGAACAGCGGGACAAACTCTAACTGTTTCGGCTGGTGGAATCCCTGAGTGGGCAACTCCAGCGGCAGGAACAACAGCCAACGACCAAGCCTTCGCCTTCGCGGTGCAGGTATTCGCATAAGGAGAAATAGAATATGGCAACAACAGTATCTCGAATCCCACTATCAGGTTCAACACATGGTCGTGGAGTCAAAGTTGCGGCAACATCAAGCGCTGGAACAACAATTCACACAGCAACATCTTCTACTACTGACTGCGATGTCGTAACAATTTATGCTTACAACTCATCAGGTTCAGCAGTAAACCTAACCCTTCAATGGGGTGGAACAACTTCAGTTGATGACGACATTAAGTTGTCTATTCCCGCAACATCAGGTCTAACACTTATTGCTCCTGACCTAGTTCTTCGTAACTCATTAGTTATCAAGGCTTATGCTGGAACAGCAGATGTTGTCACAATCCACGGATTTGCTAACCGCGTAACAACTGCTTAAGAGGGAGTCACCGTGTCCCTAGCGACCCGACTATTAAATGCTAACCCAGGAGCGCAAGTAACTACTGCGCTTACTGGGGCTTTAACGACCCCAGGCGCTAAAGGCACTTTTACCGACCCTGGCTCTTTCTTTTCTATTGCCAGCACAACAGTCGGTGCAGGTGGCACTCCAAGTGTAACTTTTACTGATGGCGGTGCTTGGGCTGATTACAAACATTTACAAATTAGATGCCGAGTAATGTCTGCAAGCGGAACACCTGAGTTGGTTCTCAATTTCAACGGAGTTACTGGTTCTACCATCTACACTCAACACGCAGTTTATGGAACCGCAGATGGTTCTACTCCTTCGGCTTATGGTGCGGCAAATCAAACACTTGGAATTACATGGCAAGGAGCAGGTGGAGATACTAATGGTCCTGCTGTAAATATCATTGATATTCCAGAGTTCGCTAATACTAATAAATTCAAAACTTTCCGTTCATTGACAGGTCGAAATAACTACAATACTGGAACAATCTCAATCAATAGTGGTGGTTTTCGTTCGACTAATGCAATAACAAGTATTACTTTCAGCACAATCTCATCAGTTAATTTTGCACAGCATAGTTTCTTCGGACTTTATGGGATAAAGGGTTAATAATGCCATTAACATTTGACACAATAGCAACCACTACTTTAAGTAGCACACAAAATGTTGTTACCTTTAACAGTTTTGCTGGCTATACAGATTTAGTAGTTATTGCTTCCGTAAAAAATACTGGAACTTCTACTTATGTTGTGTCGTGGGGCGGCTTAAGATTTAATGGTGATGCTACTGCTAATAAATACAGCAATATGGGAATTACATCGCGAGTTACTCCTACAAATACTCTCACTTCGGATAGTAGCGTTGGTAATGCTCTTGCTTGCATGAATGTTTTTCGTGACGACCATGACAACTTTAATACAACCATTATCCATATACCAAATTACGCATCTACAACAACATACAAAAATGCTCTTGGCACATCTACTGGAAGCATGAGATTTGTATTTGAGTCTATTGGAATATGGAAAGATAATTCAGCAATTACATCTTTAAGTTTTATTTCAGAAGATTCTAGCGTTTCACGATTTGATGTAGGTTCGGTTTTTACCCTATACGGAATACTGGCGGCATAAATGGCATATACATATAAATTGATAGCATCCGCTTTAGTAGGCTCAGGTGGTGCCGCTAGTTTAGATTTTACATCTATCCCACAAACTTATACTAATCTTTGTATTCTTGCTTCTCCTCGCTCCACCAATGCTTTCACAGGAGAAAATATCTACATAAGATTTAATGATTCCACTTCAAGTTACAACTGGGTGAACTTTTATGGAACTGGCTCAGGGTCAGCGTCTATACAAAATGGTAGCGATAATCAAGCGGGAACTGCTGTTGGCGCAAGTGCTACAACAAGTTTTTTTGGAAATGTTTGTATTTATATTCCTGAATATACAACCACTAAATACAAAACATTGATTTCGGATAGTAATGTTGAAAATAACGCAACCCGCGGAGATAATACTTTGTGGGGAACTATGTGGAGTAATACTGCCGCAATCACTTCAATAAAATTGTTCCCGTCTACTGGTGTATGGGCGCAAGACTCAAATGCTTATCTATACGGAATAACTAAATCCTAAAGGGGGATAACTAATGCCAAATCCAACAAAACTGGTAATCAACTGCGCCACGGGAGTTCAAGAAGATATTGAAATGACCGATGAAGAAGTTGCTGAACTTCAGCAAAGAGAACAAGCATACGCACTAGAGGTAGCGGAGCGCACAGCGGCGGCAGAAGCCCTTGCTACACTCAAGGCAAGCGCTAAGGCTAAACTCGTTGCTGGCACACCTTTAACAGAAGAAGAAGCCGCAGTTCTAGTAATTTAATTCAACCGTAGTAAGAAAGGTAGAGAAATGGCTCCACATTTAGGACTCCAACGAATAATGATTCCTGGGTCGCAAGTCTCTGCTTTGACGACTGGAAATGTGACTTTGCCTGGTGCGAGAGGTGCATTTGCTCAATCTACTGGGCGAGGTCTATTTGGTGGTGCCACCGCTTCTGCGCAGATTTCATACATAACTATTGCCACTACTGGTAATAGCGCAACCTTTGGTAATTCAACTGTTGCAAGAGGTGGCTCTCAAGGGTGTGGAAGTTCAACAAGGATATTGTTTGGTGGCGGGTCAAGTCAATCAAATGTTATTGATTATTTTACTGCCTCAAGCCTTGGAAACGCAACGGATTTTGGTGATTTGACCCAAGGAAGAACGCAGATTAGTTCTTGTAATAGCCCAACTAGGGGAATTTGGTGTGGTGGTAACGAAGGTGGAACAGGCACATCAAATGTAATTGATTATATTACTATTGCCTCTATTGGAAATGCAACAGACTTCGGTGATTTGAACATAGCAACAAGAGGTGGAGGCTCTGCTAGTAATACAACAAGAGGTTTATTTTTTGGCGGAGAAAATACAGCGTCTATTCCATTTAATAATATAAGTTATATTACTATTGCTACAACTGGTAATGCCGCAAGTTTTGGCACATTGGTATCTGCTCGCTCCGATATGTATTCTGCTTGTGCATCATCTACAAGAGCAGTTCACTCATCGGGTTACACCGATACAACCTCGCCTGGATATGTAGAAATTGCGACCCTTGGAAATGCAACAACCTTTGGCACTTATGCGGGTCGTTATGGTAACTGGGCTATGAGTAATAAAATAAGAGGAGTATTTGGTGGTGGAACCGCTGGCACGGGCATGGTTTACATAACTATTGCCACAACTGGTAATGCAACAAGTTTCGGAACTGAACTAGGTCCATCACAAGCACCTTCAGGGGCTAGTGATGCTGGCGGTGGAGTAGAGTGAGTGAAATACAAAAATCAAAAGAAAGGCAGTTCATGGAGATAGCACTACAAGAAGTAAGCAATGATTTAGCAATAACTCCTGAATACAAGGGAATGTTAGAGCATATAAATGCCAATCTTCCCGCTATTAGTAGAGATTCTGAAAACTTTTACAAATCCGCTTCTCAATTTAAGAATGTAACTTTAGATGTTACTGACCTTACCCCAATGGGGTCTATGAAACATATTTTGGCAGTAATTGACCGCACTCGCATGGCACTTGAAGAAGCACATATTTCACTTAAGCGTAAACAAATTGAGTTAAAAATAAAAACTGAAGAATATGACAAAGTTCAAGAGGGCAACGAAAAAGAACTTCTTTGGATTGATATTGTTGAAATTAACAACCATCTAAATAACTCTGAAAACTCAGTTAAAGGCGCTTTGCGTAAGTTAAGTTTTTTTACTACCCAGTATCAAGCCATTATGGAAAAAATGGGTAAGGAAGAAATTACTGAAGAAGATTACGAACTAAACGAATCTCGCCACCATGTTATGACCGCTATGAAACAAGCATTGTGCGCGGCTAGGACTAGAGGCGGAGTAATTGACGAAGGCAATCATATTTATTTATTTGATATGGGTATCAATGGAGCGGTTGCTCAGGCTGAAGTTTTTGCTTTTTTAGAGGCAGAACAAGAAATGCTTGTAAGAGGCGAGGAGCCTACGCAAGAACTCACAATGAAATGGCTTGAGGCTTTCGCCGATAAGTTTGCTAATTGTGGGGCAAAATTTGCAGAACTTCGTGGCTTTATCCCACTCGACAAAAAATCACTAGCGAAAGAGATTACAAGTGGCAAAGAAAGTAATTAGTTACAAACTGAACATAGATGGAACTATTCCTGATTATGTAGAAGATGGTGGCTACCTAGCAAAAGACGCTAATAACACACCTGCCATGGTTCTTCTTGGTGTCTCAAAAGACGGCGCTGATACTTCAGGAGCCGAGGCTGAGTTTGCTGATGAGGCAAGCACACTTGCTTATGTTGAAACCTATCTATCAGATTCAACATATACCGACCCCGCAACCAATCAAGAAGAAGTTTTTCTTGTTGCTGATGCCGTATCTGACCTGTTTGCTAAACTAGCGTAACTTAAGAATTGGGGTCATAAAATGGCAGGAACAACAACCAAGGGTTTGCGTTACCCAACCGCGGGTGATAACCCTGCCGTTCATACTGATTTCCTTAATCTTGCCACAGATGTAGATACGGAATTAAACGATTATGCCCTTCTTGCTGGAGCGACCTTTACGGGCAATATCCAGATTCCAACTGAGTTGGTCTTTGAAGGCGCGACATCAAATGGCTTTGAAACAACTCTTACAGTTGTAGACCCAACCGCTGACAGATTAGTAACTTTTGCAGATGTAAGCGGAACAGTCATTACGACTGGAAATTTAACAGGCATCACAGCCATAAACAGCGCGGTAATCACCAGTTCAACCATCACTAGCGGAACTTTGGGCAATGCTCTTGCGGCTGGAACTTTCAAAATTACTGGTCTTGGCGATGCTTCTGAATCAACAGATACCGATGCAGTCAATGTTAAACAAACCTTAAATCTTGCTCGGACAACTATGTTGCTACTGGGCGGTATGTAATGACATTTACCTATTCAGGAGACCCAAGCACATCGGCTCGAAACTATGTTCGTTTTCTTCTTAACGACACAGATTCAACCGATGCGCTTTTTTCAGATGAAGAAATTTCTTATGTCTTAACTGAATGGTCAAATGATTCCTATGAGGCGGCGCGTGAGTTGGCGGAGATTCTTATTGCTCGCTTTGCCCGTTTAGCGGATAGCACTTCAAAGAGCGTAGGCGATATTTCAGTCTCCGAGTCTTTTAGTTCAAAGGTAACGCATTACAAAGAGTTGGCTAATAGCCTAGCCAAGCGCAAAATGCGTAAATCTCCTCCTCGCCCATGGGCTAAGGCAGATGCTTTGAAGTCCACAGACGATAAGACAACTACTGATTTTGCCACAGACTTTGTAGTTGGTCAGATGGATAATCCAAACTCTTACTACGAAACACGCATCGTAGAGTAGGGAGATAGCCATGGCAGATGCTATCTACAACAAAGTCGCTGAGTTTATGACTGACACCGTGGTCTTTACACCCAAGGCTTCAGTTGATAAATACAACAAAACTACTTTTGGTAATGCTCAAACAAATGTTTCGGCTACTGGTCGCCTTATTTATGACACAGTTCGAAGCCGTGATGTTCAAGGAGTTGAAGTCACCGATATTGGTCGTTTCATAACCAAAGGTCCACAGACTTCAATCACCGTGGCACACAGAATGGTTGTGGGAGCAGATACCTTTACTATCAACGCAGTAGACAATATCGCGGATGAAAATGGAGCGCATCACACCGTCATACGCTTTGGTAGATAACCATGGCACAGACCTTTACCTTTGAGTTAGAAGGCGCTCAAGAACTTCGCAATATGCTTGAAGTCTCTGGAAAAGATGCTGGCAAAGTAGTTGGTCAAGTAATCCTTGAAGAAGCCAATATGATTTTTGCTAAAGCAATGGTTTTGACTCCTATTGATACAGGCGCTTTGCGTGGCTCAGGCGGAGTTTCAGCCCCTATGAATATGCCTTCAGGCATCGGAGTTGATATTTTCTTTGGCGGTCCAGCCGCCCCATACGCCATGTATGTCCATGAGATATTAGGGAACTATCACAACCCACCGACACAGGCTAAATATCTGGAACAACCTTTCATGGAGAGATTGCCAGAAATTCAGCAAAATATGGCTCGGCGTATCATTGACCTTATTAGGAAGAACGGAGCAGTCTAATGGCAACAATTCTTGAATCCATAGGCGATTACTTGCAGAACACAGCAAGTGCTTTTGGCGCACACGCTTCTCAAGGCACCCTTGGAACTAATCTATTTTTAGCCACCCTTCCTGAGTCTCCTGATGTATGCACAGCGGTCTATGAGAACTCTGGAACTCCTCCAGCCTTCACTATGGGAACAGGTGGAATTGTTATTGATTATCCAATGCTCCAGATTATTTCTAGGGCGGCAAAAGAAGATTATCCAACAGCCAGAGACAAAATTGAAGATATTCGAAACTTGCTCGCTTCAATAACTAATGTCACAATTTCGGGTGTCCATGTTTTGCGTATAGAACCAATGGGTAGCGTAAACCCATTGGGGATAGACCCAAAGCAGAGACCACTATTATCGGTAAATTTCCGATGTCTAGTGAGGAAATAAGCATGGAGCCATTGGCTCCCCAAGAGAGAGTGGCAGACGCTTATGGCAGAACAGCACTTACAGACGAGTTCCAAAGATGTTGGAAATGCGACAGACTCCTCTTTGAGTCGGCAACGCGCCCGTGGAAAATCAGATGCTCCCGTTGTAAATCCAAAAATCAATCAGGGTGAGTTCGCTGACGCTTTAGAAGGTTTAGTTGGAGTAAGTAAAATTTATGAAGGTTGCTCAGTAGGAAGAATAACAAGAGAACTACCAGAACCTTTACAAACAAAATTCAAAGAAACACTTTTGAATGAAAAAGTTAATTCTGCTCGCTTGGTTGAAGTTTTAGCCAGTTTTGGCATTACGGTAGGCTCTGATGTTATGCGTAGACATCGTAGAAGGTTACTTGGCAAAGATGGTTGTAAGTGTCCTCGATGAATCTTGATGATGCTTTAGACAATCTCCTTAAAACGACAGAGATTGCTTCAGTTCAAAAGACTGAACCGCGAGAACGAAAAGCCGAATGGCAACCTGGAGTTACTTGGAATGGTGACGAGGGAGTAGTTACAACAGCCCCAATGGAGGGCGAGAACCATCCAGATTGGTCTGGAGTCCTCAAGATGTGGGGGCTTGACCCAGAGCATTTCTCAGTTGTCGAACCCGTTCTTTTCAATGTCTGGGGCGACACTATGGGCATCTTGAATCGGCAATGGAAAGGGAAAGTTGTTCGAAAAGGCGCTAAAGAAAACGCCGATATAGAAGCCTTGATTGAGGAAATAAGAAAACATAAGCCTCGCGCTCCTAAAGTCATGGTGGGAAATTCAAGTCTAGTGGTGTGCGTTGCCGACTGGCAGACGGGCAAAAGAGATGGCGATGGGCTTAAAGGTTTAGTTGGAAGATGGCTTCAGGCAGTTGATGATGTTGAGTTGAGATTAAAAGAATTAAAGAAAATGGGTCGGGCTATTGATTCGATTACAGTTCTTTGTTTAGGAGATTTAGTTGAAGGATGCGATGGTCACTATGACATCCAGACTTTCACAGTTGAAGTAGACCGCCGTGACCAAGTAAAGATTGCTCGCCGCCTTTTGCGAGATGCCCTGATTCGCTGGTCAAAACTGGTTCCAGAAATAACAGTTGCGGCAATTGGTGGAAACCATGGAGAGAACCGAAAGAACGGAAAGTCCTTTACGACCCTTGGCGATAACGATGATGTTGCCTTAGTTGAGTCCGTGGCAGAAATCTTCGGGGCTAACCCAGAGGCTTACGGTCATGTTAAGTTTGCAATCCCAACAGATGAGTTAAGTTTGACCCTTGAAGTCAAGGGAAAAATTGTAGGTATTACCCACGGTCACTTGGCTAGAGGCGGAACTACACCAGAGGCAAAATTGCGCCGATGGATAGCAGACCAAACTCTAGGGCGACAAGCAATAGGTGATTGCGATATTTTAGTTTCAGGTCATTATCATTCATTAAAGATGGCAGATTGGGGAGGAGTCAAATGGATACAGGCTCCAGCCCTAGACGGGGGAAGTGTATGGTGGAGACAATCAACGGGCGAAATTGCGGATGTGGGAGTTCTGACATTCCTAGTGTCAAATGCGGGTGTGACAGACCTCCAGTTGCTCCGATGAACGACCCTAGAGACATTGCCTCTTATGCGGCTGAACTCGTCTCAGGAGACCGTCAGGAGGCTTACGGACACCCTTTAGATAACTTCACTAGGGCGGCTCAAATCTGGAGCGCTATCCTCGGCATCGAGGTCACAGCCGAGCAAGTAAGTCTTTGCATGGTGGGAGTCAAGATTGCCCGAGAAGCCCATGTTACTAAACCAGATACAGTTGTAGATGGAATTGGATATTTTTTAACTTTAGCAATGATTCGAGAAGAACGCGCTCGCCGAGAGGCTGAATAGCGATGCGATACACTTTATTTACTGTGCGCTAGTCGCCCGAGTTTCGTCTTACCTCTGTGTCCGTGTGACCTAGACGGCGACTTGGGCTTTCCATGCGCCGTTCAAGGAGGAATAGATGGCTAAGTATCGTGTGCTTCAGGGGATTGATTACCCACCAAACAAACGCGCCGAAATTGGCGATGTCGTAGAAGATTTACCTGCCACATCAATCAAGTGGTTACTTGAGTCTGGCGCTATTGAGGATTCCTCTAAGCCAGCAAAAATAGTTGAAGAAACAAAAACAGAAACAATCGTTGAGCCAGTAGTCGAGGCTCCAGTTAAGGCTGTTAAA